TGCAATTAAATGTGCAATAGCTATTTGTGTTAATTCAGATACCACTACTCTTTGGATTCTCTCAATAGTTCTAGCGAAACGAATATCTTCCGCTGCTAATGTAGCTTTACCATTGATATCCTCTTCGTATCCTAAGAAAGCCTTTGGAACTTTAAGTGCCGCAAATAGTTTAGCTTTTAAGTAATCAATATCCTCAATAGCAGTATATTGTAATCCACTTAATGTATCAATCTGAGTACCACTATCACCACCTCTTACAGGCATAAAGAAATCCTCTGTGATGTTCATCATATTATACTTAAGATTGTAATCCCCAGTCTTTTGGTCTTGAAAAGGAGTTTTCTTAATCTTATTGATAATCTTCTGCATATAGTTATCAACCTCTTGAGGAGGAATGTTACCTATATCAATTTTAAATATTCTTTTTTCAGGTGCTCTCATAATACGATGTATCATCATCGCATCTTCCATCAATGTAATTTGTTTCCACAATCTTCTTGCGTTCTCCAACATTGATTTACCATAAGGTAAGTAGTTAGTATCCGAATACAAACGGAAGTGAGCCATTTCAAAGTTATCATATTCATGCTTACCAAACTTATCTGGGTCAACGGTGAATTTGATACCTTGTTGTTTTCTATTAATTCTTTGAGGGTCGTTTAATCCTTCTGTTCTAGTTACATAGTAAACTGATTGAGGGTGTACGTTTATAACACCTTCTCCCTCCGCAATCTCTAATGTAATAAAACAATCACCATATTTACATAGGTTTCTAACCCACGGCCAAAGATTAAATTCTATGTTCATTGTATCATAGAACAAAGATTCCAATACCTCTTTAACCTGTTGGTTTTCTGTTTTTATAGTAAGAACATCCCCATATTCATTTTTCGTTGTAGATTCATCCGCATAGATATCTAATGCTGATGATAGAATTGGGTCATTATCCATTGCATCATAATCTAAGAATAACTCTCTACGAATTACCTGATATGATAATTGTGTCTGATATACATCTTGAGTGTATCCAGTTTGCAATCTATAAAATCTATCCTTTAAAGATTTAAGGTTTGTTACTTGCTGACTGTTTTCAGTATCTACAACCCTAGTCTTATTACCTTCTTTTTTAACAACTACTCCGGTAGAAAATACCTTTCGTAATCTATCAAAAAAAGAATTGTTTTGTTCTGCCATTTTTTTATTTATTTTCTATAATCCGTAAAACTATACCATATATACATATATATAATAAATCTACTCTAAAAACACTATTATATAAGTAAACTTAATATAAATATTAAAATAACCATCTTACATCTTCTTTTTCCATACCTAAATCCATTTCATATGGATTTCTTTGAAAAGTTTGATGATTATATACTCCAGAATCTGCTCCAGTTGATGAAAAAGCGTTTAATCCTTGCTTAACTAAATCCATTCTTTCTTGTCTTAAACGAAGTGCGGTATCCCTAACCCATAACCCAATTGCCAAACACATTGTTAAGTCATCATTATATCCTCTCATAGCTTCCGCTCTGTTTGTGAACCATATAAAGGTAAATAACTCATCTATTGTTCTAACAGATTGTATGACTACCGATTTCTCTCTAAAATATTCATCTAACTTAGATATCATAAGAGGACGGGTTTTAGCTGATGTTGTAAATCCTGCCACTTGTCTTCTTTCCTCTGCTGCAAATTTATTGGTGTATTGTTTTTCTACATCAATATATTTGTAATCTGATGTTTGATAATATACATTGTTATATCCCCTATCTATTACCTGTTGTAATGCAGCCCATCCAATGTTTGCGTTCTCCACAACTAATAGTGCATTATTGTAATCCGTTGCAACTGAAACTAAAAAGTTACCAAATTCCTTTGTATCTATCTTACCTCTGTATTCCGCAACCTGCACATTATTAACTACATCCATAACGTGGAAAGCTGAATAATCCGATGCATCACCTCTGGCAACGTCGGCTACAACCATATAAGATTTATTGTAATCAGGATATTCCCATTTCCAATAGTTCCCATCCCATCCACCTTTTTCCACCGGGTCTTTAACAAATGTTTCCTTATACCACATTAGGATTTCAGGAGAGATTACCGTATCACCTGAAGATATAAAGTCACAATCACATTCCTGTGCCGCTAACTTTTCTCCCAATACTTTTGTTTGTTCATCTCTCCATCTTTGGTCTCTTTCAGGATGCACTGTCCAATGGAGATAGATTGGGTTGAATTCATTTGTTCCTTCCTCTGAACCTACCCATTGTTTATGAAACCAGTTACCCACACCATTCGGTGTAGAAAGTGCTATACAACTACCACCCGTTGATAGGGCCGGAGTTGCTGATGCCCAAATCTCATTGATATCCGGTACGAAAGCCGCCTCATCGACAACCAATAGTGATAAGGCTTCCGAACGACCTGCATCAGGTGAAGATGGAATAGCCTTTACTTGTGAACCATTTACTAATCGGAGTGATAGTTTATTATCTTCCTGTGTTGCTACCTTTAACCAACTTGGTAAGTTATCATACATAACTCTTACCTTCGTTACTAAGTTTTTAGCAACCTCCTGCTTAATCGCGATAACAAGTACGTTATAATCTTGATTGAATATCATCTTCCACAATGAATAACCAGCAGTTAATGTGGAGATACCCGTTTGTCGGGATTTAAGAACTAAGTTATATCGATGGTCTTTAAATTGAATTAAAGTTTTTTCCTGATATGGAAATAACTCAAATCTCAATTTACCTTTTGTAGGATGTTGAATCTTACAATACTTACGCATGAAATATACGGGGTCTGCCGCACATTTAACATACTCTTGTCTAATTACATCCTTTAAAGATAATTGTTTATCTTGCATTAAAATAATCTATTTAGTATCGGATTATCTACCTCTCTCACTTTTCTCTCATATATAACTATATCCTCCTCTAATTCTGATAATCCTTTTTCGATATTAGCAATTTCTTCTTCCATTTCCGCTTTCATTTCATCCACTGGTTTTGGTAAATGCCATATCTCAATTTTCCCATCCTCTAAAACCTGCTCATAATGTGGTTTCAATTCTTTGATACCATCTTCAATTTGAGCCTTTGCTTCTTTAGCCATATCAATGGCTCTCCCAAATAATCTGTAGTTTTTATAATCTTCGTGGATATTAAGTTTTTCAGCTTCAGTATCCATTTCTATATTACAATCTATACAGAATCCAGACTCTTTGATTAATATCTTATCATTAGGTCCGTATTTTTGTTTAGTACATTCAGGATTTTTACAATTATCTTTCTCTCTTAAAAATTCTCTTGCTGATTGAAACGCTTCGTGGTTTTTACCTGTTTTTAATACAAACCCTTCTTTTTGTTCGTATCTATATGTATCATCTTCCCATACTTCACCAACTTCTCTTTTAATATGAGGATTAGATTTCTCATATCCAAATGCTCTGTTTGGGTCTTCCCCTCTAAACACAAAATCCACCAATTCGCGGCGGGTTTTATGCATTAAATTCTTCTTAAATTCTTTAGCCATATAACCTATTTTGTATATCTATATATATTACGGAAAATGAGATTAAGGTAATTTTACAATCTCAATCTTAATCTTAGGAGTATATCCTTCTGGTAATTCAGTTCTGATTCCAGCAAACTCCTCTACTTTACTATCAAAGTAATTTATCTGTATAATTCTATCCGTTAAATTCAATACGGTTTGAGATGAAGTCCACATTTCCTCCGTATCTCTTCTCATATTTAATGATGAGTTCTTTGGGAAAAATTCTTTTCTCATTGCCGCAGCTATCTCTTTCCAATCTTCTACCTTATCAACCGATTTTTCAGCTGATACCTTTCTCATTTTAGAACTTAAGTATTTTTTACCATGTGTATATCCTGCATCCGTAAACATATATCCATGATTGGTTCTAACTACAGGACTTTCTGTATTCTGTAATTTAACCTCTGGTTTGTGTTTAGATGTAGTTTCAATACTAATCAATTGTTTTGGTGATGAAACGAAAGTATGCCCCTTTAAAGACATCCCACTCTTACCTTTATATGTTAATGCAGCTTTTAATGCATCCTTAAGTGTAGGCTGTTTGATGATGTTTCTCATCTTATCCCCATCAGGTCCAGGTTTGCCACCTTTTTTGATTATCTTATGTTCTGCTTCATCATGCCCAACTAATAATGCTGAATTAACTACTCCAATTCCATGCTCATTCATTCCTTCACTCCAATCGGTAATCATATCATGCAAATAAGCAACTTCCACTCCATCTATAATAGTATGAACCACCTCTAATTTAGGGTTATAAGCTCTATCTCTATTCTTAGCTAGAATAAATTTGTCATCTATTTCCTTAGATACAATAATACACTCAGTTAGGAT